AACCTGACTGAAGCGCAGGTGCTTCAGTGGGTGTTTGACGCGATGGGCGCTGACACTGTGGCGGCTCACGAAGCCAACGTCGCTGCTCAGATTGCTGCGCAGAAGAACCCGACCACTGCTGCTGGGGTGCCGTGGTGATCTCCATAGCTCGTGGGCCAATCCGCTGGCTCCTGCGCTTGCGCGGCTTTGCTGGTGTGACGCTGCCACCCTTCGGCATCTTCATCATCGAAGAGCGCCTTCAGGACGAGCGCCTCATCAAGCATGAGAAGGAACACTGGCGGCAGGCCCAAGAGCTAGGCACAATCAAGTTCTACGCTCGGTATCTGTGGTACTCCCTCCGCTACGGATACTGGAATAACCCCCTGGAGGTGCAAGCTCGAAAGGCAGAAGACGTATGAACGACACCAAGATCTCTCTCACCCTGAACCTCGTCAACGCGACGCTGAACTACCTCGGCACCCGCCCCTACGGCGAGGTGTACCAACTGGTGCAGGAAATCCAAGCGCAGGCCATCCCACAGGTGCCTACGCCCAACCCGGCTGACGAGCCTGCCACGGCGGAGTAAGCATGAACCCGCTCATCCTTGGCCCCCTCTTCGAGGTCGGCAAAACCCTCCTCGACCGCTTCATTCCTGATCCGGAAGCCAAGCGCCAAGCCGAAGCGGAGTTCGTCCGCATGGCGGCTGAGGGTGAGCTTAAACAGATCATCGCCCAACTTGAAATCAATGCCAAAGAAGCTGCGCACCCCTCGATGTGGGTTGCAGGCTGGCGCCCAGCAGTGGGCTGGGTAGGCGCTCTGGGACTGTTCTACGCCTCCATTGGACATCCGGTCCTGTCCTGGCTCAGTTCAACGCAGGGCTGGCCTGTGCCGCCGTCTGTGGACACCGATCTGTTGTGGGTGGTACTCTCAGGCATGCTTGGTATCGGCGGCCTCAGGACGTTTGAAAAGACCAAGGGAGTCGCGTCCAAATGATGCTCTCGCCCAACTTTTCGCTGACTGAGTTCACTGACAGCCAGACGGCTGCTCGCATGGGCATCGAGAACGATCCGCCCGTTGAACTTGTCCCCGTGCTGAAGGCCACCGCCCGGTGCATGGAGGACGTCCGCGACCTGTTGGGCGGCAAGCCGGTTCTCGTCTCCTCAGCCTACCGCAGCCCGGAACTGAACAAAGCCATCGGCGGCTCCAAGAACAGCCAGCACATGAGCGGCGAAGCGGTGGACTTCACATGCCCCAAGTTCGGTACGCCTGAGCAGATCGTGCAGGCCGTCAAGGACAGCCCTTTGCTCTTCGACCAGTGCCTGCTCGAATACTACCGCTGGGTACATATTTCTTTTTCAGCACGCAATCGTAGACAGACGCTCATCATTGACAAGAACGGCACTCGGGCTTTTTGAGGTGAAATATGCCACTTAAAAAACTTCAATTAAAAAGTGGGGTGAACCGCGAAAATACCCGATATACCACAGAGGGCGGATTCTACGAATGCGACAAAATAAGATTTCGCCAAGGGACACCTGAAAAGATTGGCGGCTGGGAGCGTATCTCCCAGTTTTCGTTTTTGGGCGTCTGCCGTTCGCTGTGGAATTGGGTGACGCTCGGGTTCCTTAATCTGATGGGTGTTGGGACCAACCTCAAGTTCTACATCGAAAACGGCGGCGCTTATTACGACATCACGCCCCTGCGCGATACCAACAGCCTGAGCAACCCGTTTGCAACGACAAGCGGATCGACCACGGTCACAGTCACCGACGCAGCAGGCGGAGCGCAGATTGGCGATTTCGTCACGTTCAGCAACGCTTCAACGGTCGGGGGCCTGGATCTCAACAGCACGTATCAAGTCCAATCCACCCCTTCTCCGACGACCTATACCATCACAGCAGGTTCGGCGGCTTCGTCTACTGTGGCCGCTGGTGGCGGCACTGCGGTTGCAGCGGCGTATGAAGTCAATGTAGGCTCCGCGACAGCGGTCCCGATGGTGGGCTGGGGAGGTGGTGGCTGGGGTCTTGGGCCTTGGGGTATCGGATCGGTGTCGAACACCGAGATCCGTCTGTGGAGCCAAGCCAACTACGGCGAGGACTTGGTCTACGGCCCGCGTGGCGGCGGTGTTTACTACTGGAACGCCAGCATCGGCCTTGCGTCAACCACATTCACCGTGACAATTGCATCGCCCGGTGTGGTCACAACAACCATCAGCCTCGTTGATGGCACGGCCCTCTCACTCATCACGACAGGATCCCTGCCAACTGGCCTCACGCCGGGTGTGACGTACTACGTGGTCAACTCGACCGGTACGACGTTTGAACTGGCTGCTACATCCGGTGGCGCTGCCATCAACACTTCAGGCACACAGTCTGGTGTGCACAGCATTTCCCCTCGGGGCCTGCCGCTCTCAGACCTTTCTGGGGCCTCCAACGCGCCCACAGTGCAGAACGGCATCATCGTCTCGGACGCATCGCGCTTCACGCTTTGTTTCGGCACCAACCCGCTGGGTGAGACGTACCTTGACCCGATGCTGATCCGCTGGTCTGACCAAGAGAACATAGCGCTGTGGACCCCTGCTGCGACCAACCAAGCGGGTGATTTGCGACTGTCCCGTGGCTCTGAGATCGTTGCTCAGCTTCAGTCTCGGCAGGAGATCTTGGTCTGGACCGACTCAGCTCTGTATGGTTTGCAGTATCTCGGGCCTCCGATTGTCTGGGGTTCGCAGATCCTCGGGGACAACATCTCCATCGTCAGCCCCAACTGCGTAGCTGTGGCCTCAGGTGTCGTGTTCTGGATGGGTGTGGACAAGTTCTACCGCTATGACGGGCGCGTCAACACGCTTCGCTGTGATCTGCGGCGCTACGTCTTCAGTGACATCAACCTGCTTCAGTCTTCACAGGTTTTTGCGGGCACCAACGAGGGTTTCAACGAGGTATGGTGGTTCTACTGCTCTGCTAACTCTGACACCGTTGATCGCTACGTTGTTTACAACTACCAAGAGGATATTTGGTACTACGGCATGATGGCACGTACAGCTTGGATCGACTCCGGTCTGCGCGACTACCCTGTCGCAGCCACGTACAGCCTGAACCTTGTCAACCACGAAAATGGCCTGAACGACAACGAGACCGGTACTCCTACCGCGATCAATGCCTACATCCTGTCGTCTGAGTTTGACATCGACGACGGGCACAACTTCTCGTTCATCTGGCGCATGCTGCCTGACATCACGTTCAACGGCTCCACGGCATCCAACCCGACAGCGACGATGTATCTGTACCCGTTGGCGAACTCGGGCTCTGGGTACAACCAAGTGGGTAATGAGCAGTCAGTTGGCGGCACAAGCTACGCCAACGTCACGCGCACGGCGACGATACCGTTGGAAAAGTTCACTGGGCAGATTTACACGCGGGTTCGTGGACGACAGATGGCTATGAAGATCGAGTCGAACCAACTTGATACAACGTGGCAGCTTGGTAGTCCGCGTCTCGACATCAGGCCGGATGGACGTAGATGACTTTCTGGGCCAACATCATCAAGCGGTTCAGGGCACCTGCTCTGCCGCTTCCTACGACGGAGTACAACAGGTCATACTTTGATGAACTGCTCAAGGTTCTGCGTCTGTACTTCAACCAACTGGACACCCTGCTGGAGCAGATCGTGAACGCTCAACCTGTCAACGTCCAGTTCTACGGCACCGCGCTTGATGCCTTTGGCCGCGCCCGGATGAGTCAGCCGTACACGCTGTTTGATTCACAAAATCGCTACCAGAAGAATGATGATTTCAGCGAAGCGTTGACCGGTTCGGGTACGGTGACCTACGTCGCCAATGAGTCCACGGTTGAGTTAAACACCACCACCGCATCCGGTGACAAAGTTATCAGGCAGACCAAGCGCTCGTTCTCGTACCAACCGGGCAAGAGCCTGCTGACACTGAACACGTTCGTGATGAGCGAGGCGCAGGCTGAGCTTCGGATGCGTGTAGGTTACTTCAACGATCAGAACGGCGTGTTCTTCGAGCGTAGCGGGTCAACGCTCTACATCGTGCGCAGGACGTACGTTTCCGGCTTGGCGGTAGACACCCCCGTAGCCCAGACTGACTGGAACGGCGACAAGCTGGACGGCACTGGAGATTCAGGCTTCACGGTGGACGTGACCAAGTCGCAGATCTTCTGGCAGGACTTTGAGTGGCTGGGGGTCGGATCGGTTCGCTGCGGATTCGTGATCAACGGGCAGGTCATCATCTGCCACACGTTCCAGAACGCCAACAACCTCACGTCTGTTTACATGACGACGGCCATCCTGCCGGTGCGGTACGAAGTTGAGAATTTGGGAGTTCTTGGCTCCAGTGCCAAATTGAAGCAGATCTGCTCCAGCGTCATCAGTGAAGGCGGCTACGAGAAGCGGGTCAATCTCAACGTGGCCCGGATGGCCGCTGCCAATTCCAGTATCTCCACGAGCTTTGTGCCTCTTGTCTCCATCCGCCTCGCGTCTGGCAGGTCTGGTGCTGTGGTGCTTCCTGACGGATACTCGGTGCTGGGGTCCGGTACAAACGCTGAGTTTGAGATCGTGCTGGTGAAGAACCCGACGCTGACCGGCGCTTCCTTTGTCGCCTCAGACTCAGCCAACGTGGATTACGACGTGTCTGCTACGAGTTATACCGGTGGCACCATCATCAGGAACACCTACACCTCGTCAGACAACAAGATTGACGGAGCTGTGGACTCGCCTGAGAACTACAACTGGGACTTGCAGATTGGCTCGACTATCGCCGGCACGTCGGACATTTACACGCTGGCTGTCCGCACCCTGTCTGGCACGCACACGGCCATCGGCTCGCTGTCGTTCTGGGATCTGACATGAAAGTTGAATACGTACCAAGCAACTTTGTGCATCAACAGTGGGAGACTGTTGAACACTTTTTGGCGTCTGCGCTGGACCTTGCGCATTCTTCAGGTGAGATTTCCATTGAACAGCTACGCGCAGATCTTGGTCAAAACAGGGCGGCGCTCTATAAAGCGACAGAAGACGGCAAAGTTATCGGTGCGGCGGCTGTTACATTTCAGAATCAGCGCAATGCAAGGGTTGCTTTTGTCATAGCAATCGGCGGCACTTGGATAGCAAAAGAAGAAGCCTTCAAGCAATTTTCTGCACTTCTTAAGTTGGCAGGTGCAACAAAAATTGCAGGTGCGGGTAGAGACTCCATCGTACGTCTTTGGGATCGGTTTGGTCTGAAGAAGAAGTACACCGTCTTTGAGGCAGACCTATGAAGCGAAACATCCTCTGGGCGCTTGATATCCCGGATCTGCA